TTATTTCGACATAATCAGTTTTTCAGCCGATTCGTTAGTTTTCAAATATTCTTTCATTCTGGTTACGGCGGCTTCAATCATAATGTCAATTTGCTTAGGTGTAAAAATAAATTTTGCAATAGCCGGGAGCCGTTCATAAAACCACGTTGTTACGGCAGCATATTTTAACTGTCCTGTTCCACCGCCGAGTTCTTGTTCAGCTTTCGATACCAAATAGAACAAAATCTCATTAACTTGTGTTTTATAACCCTTCTTGAGAAGAAAGATTATAAGAACAACGAATGCCACCACAAGTAGAACACTATCCCAATTCGCCGTCAAAAATTCTAACATGATTTATCCTCCTATCCAACTAATTTAAGGTCTTTCTTATAGACCCAACTTACGATTTCTTTTAGCAAAACTCTGTCGGAAGTAATTTGCTGAACCGTATAAGTGTTATTCTTTACCCATGAAGGAACAGCTTGTCCGGTAGCATATCTATCTCCGATAACTTTCACTTTTGAGCCAACCTTTAAGGAGGGTTCACTTGATGTCGGAGGAACAGCCATTTCGGAATTGGTTGTAACGAAAGCATCATATCCGGCTCCTTTCAGTTTAGCAAGCATAGCATCAGCATTAGCTTTCACTCCGAAAGCTCCTACTTGAACCTTATAGAGATTACCTACTTGTACGATGTAAGTATCGAAGCCTTGTGCCTTTAATTTACTCTCCAAGGCTACGGCATTAGCTTTGTTACTGAACGCTCCGGTTTGAACTCTGTATAACACTTTTGAATCGGTATTAGATGTCTGGTTAGGAGAGGTTGCACCGAGTCTTTTATTTACTTCTTCTGCGATGTATGGGAATTTGCTTTGTAGATAAGGTCCGGGGCAATTTGTATTTGCAAACATATTGTGCCTTGTCAGATTACCAGTGGCATCGCCGGTATAAATTAACTTCTCAATGCCGTTTCTCTTACAGATGTCAACACATAACTCAATGAGTTTATTCAACGCTGTATCGCTGACATGCCAATCACCGCCAATCTGGTCATTGGCTACTTCAATAGTAACGGCTTGATTATCGTTAGCCGCACTTGAGCTTGTCCATGCACGGTTCTTTTCTTCAACATACATCCCGACTCGACCATCAGAACCAATCCCGTAGTTTGAACTTGCTTGACGAGAAGAGGATGCAAACACATTACCGCATGTTTCTACAGACAAGTTCCCCGCCATATGATGAATAGTGATTTTCTTAATTGTGTCTTTTCTCGGATTGCTGCTGTTTGGTGAGATTTTAGTATAATTCACAAGAGAGCTATTGCTCATTATTCATTCCTCCTTGTGGAACATTTTGTGCCTTTTCAATTTTTCGGACGTTTTCGGCTTCTGCCTTGCGATAATAAAATGCTGTACCGGTGGCTGCTTCTGCGAAAATAGAGGGAATAAGATAGGATAACGGGCTTAAATCCCCAGTACGCCATATCATAACGCAAGAGAAAACCGTTATTCCAAAAGTGAATATGGACACAACAATCAATATTATTTTTGAGAATTCTCTTTTGGGTTTTTGAGTCCGTGCCATATTACAACTCCTTTTCAATAAGCTCATCGATTCGTTTGTGAGCCTGTTTCGTAGATGCTTCTACCGATGTAAGTCGAGTAATGATTTCTATGTGCCGTTCGTCCGATTTTTCTTGTTTCCTTTTCAAGTCATCAATCCCGGACTTAATGTACCCTATGTCGGAAAACAAAGTGCCACTTTCCTTGCCTTCCTGCTGATTGTCTTTACGTTCTGTTCGCTTGTAGCCGGAGTATCCGAAGTAGATACCGCAAATGGTTCCGATGACCCCTATCACGGCTACAATTATGGTTTCGTTTAACATGCACCCTCACCCTTACGTAAGAGAATTAACTATTTCAGTTACTACTGCTCTGAGGTTGAATAAGTTAGGGACTTGCTCTAACGTAAACACTCCACAAAGTATAAGGCTGACCCAAGTCTTAACCAGACCGCTATTTTTCGTGAAAGTCATTATGCAACACCCCCTTCCAGAACCGAGATGACTACTTCTCTGAGATTTTCGATTGCCGGAACATCATCTTTTGTATAGACCCCCTTTTGGATTAAGGACACCCAAGTCTTTACCAAGCCACTGTTTTTATTAAACATTTGTTGTTCCTCCATTCGCAATTAATTTTGATAATTCCGCAATAGCTATTTCATTTTGAAGTTGTAGTTCTACTTGAGCGATACTTAACTCTGCTAACGCCATTTGAGAAGCCAATAACTGTTCCTGCAATTCTTTCTCGCTTAAAGGTGTTGATCTGAATTGAACACTCATTCGAAATTACCTCCAATCCCCGAAACGTAACATGCACCGGAACCTGTACCACGTTCAACGTTCACCTTAATACCGACCGCCCATGTAGCCGCCGTCTTAGTGGTATTGGTAAACACATGAACCAGATTACCTACAACCGCACTCGTGGCATCCTCCCATGTCGGAGAAGCATCGTTTGCGTTGTTACAGACTAAGACTTCAAAGGTTGACCCGCTGGGAATACTTCTTGACACACTCAGAGCAATACGAGTCGGCATAACGGATGCTTCGAACGGTATACTCGGTTCGATTGAGAACGATGTCATGTTCTTTGTGAACGTGTAGGTTCTCGTGGCAACACCACCAAGATTATCCGTTGCCGTGATGGTCAACGTGTGCGAACCGTTCAACAATCTAAGCCATGTTACACCGGTTATGTCGAAAGTATTAGTAGCACCTAGCACTACGGGATATGTTCTATGAACCACTCCGTCAATCTTTTCGACTACCGTTACAGATGCACCCTCGTCCGGGTCAGTGACCGTGTAAGTCTGAACGAAATCGGCGGTCTTTACTCCTAAGTTACCGTCAGACCCCGATATGACCGGAATCCTATTATTGATGACGGTCTTTAATGCCCCGGTGAGATAACTACTGTATGCATCGCTTGTGTCGTAACTTCTAACACGGTATCGAACTGTGTTCCAACCGTAAGTAATCGTATCGATGTAAGTTAAAGCAGCACCCTTGTAAATTTGACTGTAAGCTCCACCGTTGATTGACCTTTCAAGTTCATATCCCGCAAGGTTTCCGTCAACGTCTGAACCGGCGTTCCATGAAATAACTGCCGTTTTACCCCCATAAATATCTGTCGGTACATTGAGAACCGTAGGAGGGTTAGGGGGAGTATTCCATATGATGGTGTAACAACCGTCTGCATCCGTAGTATCAGATACAGAGATAGAAGATGAAAGATTCAAAGCGGGACGAACCCCTTCGCGACCAAGGGCGGCAGGGGCGTAGTCGAGGTTCAGAGAGCCATCAGGGTCGACAGTGTGCACATAGTAGTAGGTCCCAGTATAAGAGGTACGCAACCACCAAAACCACGCATTTTCTACTGCGGAAGGTTTATTTGTCGATGGAGTATTACTAAAAGCCTGTTGTGTCAAATATGAGATTCGACTTGCATTATCAGTAAATAACGCCCACTTTGAACCTTCTGCAATACCACTTTCGTTAGCCAATCCAACTTCGGTCGTAGAGGGGAGGAATATTTTTCTTGTAATATCCTCAGACCCACCGCCGTCAATCGATGCTTTAACCACTCTGATTGTGGTATTAAGGATGGCAGCTTTTTCAGCAGCGGTGAAAAGATTTAAAAATCCTGCTTTAGCCGAATACTGTGTGTTCCGGTTAAACACACTATCACTTGTACTCGGTGGTGCATCTGCACCGTGAGCGGCAACATACCACGCTCCTGCGGCACTATCCTTGTTCAACCATTGGTCAAGGTTTGACATCGAGTAACGGTTATTACCATAGTTCTGTCTACTAAAGTTACTGTTACTCGGTTCTTTAGCATCCACCGCACGGAGGTCAATGATTTTCTCCGTAATAAGAGTGATGGCATTTGCAGGATAGCCGGAATGATTCTTAGCGGCTATTTTCCAAATAATTTCTTGAGGAGTTTCGGATGCTACTTGATAACGTCCAAATTTAACTTTCGCACCTACCGGCAGATTCGATAGAAATTGAGCCATTTTCTGAAATTACCTCCTTTTTGAAAAGTTCATCATCCGCTAACACTCGATTCTCTTTAGATTTTCGTTCCATACACCTGTGACGATTAGACCATCGAGGTTTTCAAATTGAATATTAAAAGGATTACTGGTTATGTCGTTGAAAACACGATTCATCAACCACACTACATTATCTTCAATGGGTTGCAGTAATGCCTTGTTAATATCTGTTCCTACTTCCGTAACACTATCGGGAGCAGGAGTAAGCCTAATTCGACCATCTTCCAACTGTTCCATATAGAAGCAGTTATCTCCAATGGCAACACGGTCTTTAATCTCTCTTGCTACATACGCCATCTATTTTCACCCCCTCCATACTGGTAGTAATCTTGAGCTACCGCATGTGAAGGTTCCACTCTTTCGAAAAGAGCCAATCATCGCATCAAGTAGCTGCTTTATTTTAAGTAGATTCAACTCAACATCGTTGACATCTGTATAATTGAGCATTGTTTCCGGCACTTCCGGAACATTCTCTTGTTGATAAAAGGCTTCGATGATAGCTCTGACATTCCCTAATATGCGATTAACGTCTGCGAGAGTGGGTAGTCCATCTATCGACCATGTTTTAGATGAAGTGCTCGGAGGATAATGTAATGAGGTTAGCATATCAGCAAGGTATTTTATATTATCCTCAATTCTTACAATGTCAGTTACATTCAGACATCCTTTAAGTTCAGTAACGACAACCGGTTGCCCGGTGAGTTGTGCTGCCGTCCATTCAGCTATTTTTGTAATCGCATAATCTACATCGGCTTGAGTCCGGTCATAAATTGGACTGCACCATGCCACCTAAAATCCTCCCTTCGCTTTGACCTCGGAAAGCCCCGTTATAAGTGAAACTAACCGAAGTCGTTCTTACTAATGAAGAACCGTAATTGTTCTTGACCGTGATAATATCCATAACATCGAGTCGTGGGTCTGCTCTCCATTCAGAAGATATAATTTTTCTGTTCGATAAATAATCTTTGACCCATTCCCCGACGGCAATCGCTCTTTCAGATGTAGTAATCAGTGGATTTTCAACTTTTTGAATTTCACCTTTTTCTTCCCCAGTGCTTGTCGTAATAATTGTTTCGGAGGTCTTAAGAATATCTCCAACTACTCTTACGCTAACATCACCGTTTCCAGCGATAGTAAGTAAACAAGCATTTGTATAATAATTTGCCGAAACCAATGTTCCATTCGTAACAGTAGCCACAACATTTACTGCCGAATCCGAATAGGTAATGTAGATTGATTTTGACCCATTGATAGGGATTATACCATTGTACAATTCCTTTCCGGTGTCACCTATAAAATGGTTATAAGTAGTTACATCCACCTGCAAGAGTGGTTTTGTTAGTGAAATTTCCGACTTTTGATAACTATTAAAGTTATCTATCGTGTAATCATCCGACTCTGTTTTAATAGGCTCAATGTGCAATATCCCATCTCTATCAGCATACAGAACACATGCGGCAGCATTGGCTATCATCTGCAAGCATTCAGCTAAACTCACAAGAGGGAGAGGGGCGTTCGTGTAAATATTTTTAAGAGAATCGTCAATTACCCATTTCACCGTACCATCTGAATTTAGGGGCAAATTAGCTTCTTCGAATACTGCCGTTGCCAACGAATACAATGAAACTCCTGCTGCTGAATAAACACCCTTCATGTAGATAGAACGCATAAATTCCAAAATGTCACGAGCTTCGAAATTGGCAAACATTCCGTTCTGCGGTGCTTCCCATTCGGAAAGATAAAATACCCCACCCTTTATCCATTCCACAGAATCGCCTATTTTGTAGCCATATCGAGTTCTTATCTCCTGTCGCTCCATGAGATATTTTGACATTCCGGCTTCATTGTTTGGGTTGTATTCATCAGAAGTATTATCTATTCCGAACATAACACTTATCTTTGGTAGCTTAGAATTCAATGGGTCAACTTCTTGTGAATGTTCAAATTCCATCAAGTCGGTTTTCGTATAAATTCTATTGATACCAATAAAAACATTGGATATTCTTGCTCTGTGATATGGTAAGCACCATTTCAATATTTCAATGCGAATGAGATTGTAGTTCTCAATATCAAGCTCTACTACCGACATAACAGACTTATTATCAATGACATTTTTCTCTGCTACCAACGTTGCTCCGTTATAGGCGGTTACTCTGAAATTTTCTGCATATTCGTTGTATGCATCGCCCCATGTAATAGTAATACCGGGAATAATGGGAGCGTGTATCTCAGTAAACGAGATTTCGACAATGGGTATTTTGTCAAAACCGCATGATTCGGTACTGAGATTATCGCTCACATATCCGGTATCTCCATAATCAGAAGCGGGGATGTTCTTTCGACTTCCGTCCAATAACCAAATATTACGTTCCAAGGTGGCGTAAGGCACAATGTCCTTCGCCACCTCACTTACTACTTGTGGGGTATTAGCGATGTAGATAGCACCATTGTCGGATGCTGAAGCATCTGCAAGAGCATCGGGGTCAGCAATATCATAAGACACCTCGACAAAACTTTCTTCAACGAGGGTTGCCATCTGATTGTTTTTCCACGCTTGCGATACATTTTGCATAATCTACACCCCCTTAAACCTCTATTAGACTGAGTTTGCAATCTTTCCAACCAAGGATAGCACCGGTGGAAGGGTCACGCCGCCACATTCCGGCAGTACGGTCACTGATATACATTTCTTTCGTGACCCAACCCCCGGCACTCTGGTCGAAGAAGTCAACCAAGTTTATAAACTTTCCACCGGAGGAACGTTTGAACTTTTTATTGATGTTCGCCCATTCTTCAACGGTCAAATATGTAACTGGTAAACTAAAATGGGCCAAAAATGGCAAAGAAAAATCCCCCACCAAATATAACCTTTTGAGTATAATGTTAGTTAACGTTATGCACGAAAGGCGGAAAGGTAATGGTGAATGGGAAGATGTTCAACGAAATACAAGCTTACAAACAAATGGGATATACAATCAGAAAATGTGCTCGAGTAACCGGAATTGACAGGAAAACA